TGCCTGGTGTGTCAGGAAACCCAGCGGGTAAGCCACCTGGTGTTAAACACATGAGCACCTTGCTTGAAGAAGCGATCAAACGAGTAGCAGAAGGCTCAGAAGATCCAGAAGATTTACAGATTGTGAAAGCACTCATAAAGAAAGCAAAGTCAGGTGATATCAGTGCCATTAAAGAGATATGGGATCGCCTTGAAGGTAAAGCCCCTCAGTCACTTGATGTGAAGTCAGATGCCACACTCACTGTGCGCGTCGTAAGTTTCAATGGAGATAACAATACCCCACCAGTTTAATCCTCGACCCTATCAGGTTGAGTTTCTAGCAGCTCCCCAGCGCTTCAAGATAGGAGTCCTTCATCGCCGTGCAGGAAAGAGTAAGACGGCACTCAATCAGCAGATCATACGCGCCATGATGCGTAAGGAACCGGGTGTGTGCTACTACGCCCTTCCAACGTATAAGCAAGCGAAGCAAGTGATGTGGGATACGCTGGTGAATGAGCATATTCCCCGTGAGATTGTCGAGAAGAAGAATGATTCGGAACTCGCCATCTACTACAAGAATGGTGTCATTCAACGCTTCATTGGTGCAGAAGACCCAGACAAGCATCGTGGTACGAACCCTTTTGATATCGTGCTTGATGAATATCCTGAGATGCCTGAGCAGATATGGACTGCCATCTTTCAGCCGGTACTACGTGAGAACAAAGGAACCGCAACATTCATTGGTACGCCTAAAGGTAAGAACCATTTTTGGAAGCTCACTCAACTAGCCAAAGACAATCCCGATGAGTGGTACACAAGTGTTAAAAGCGTGAAGGATACCAACATCTTCTCTGAGGAAGAGCTGGATGAGATTAGGCGTAACACTCCACAGGCACTCTTTGAGCAGGAGTATATGTGCGAGTTCCTTGAAGGTGCTGGCCAGTTCTTTAGAAGAATCAAACAAAATACGTATGACCCAAATAAGCCTCTACCAGAACACGGCGATTTCCAGCTCGGAGTTGACCTGGCAAAGTACCAAGATTGGACTGTCATTACACCGTTTTCTCTCAACCACTTTATTGCCTATCCCCAAGAACGATTTAACCAAGTCGATTGGAATCTCCAGAAGGCCAAGATCGAGGCAGCCGCAAGACGCTTTAGTGATGCGCTTATATGGCCGGATGCTACAGGAGTCGGAGATCCCATCGTGGAAGACCTTAAAGCCCGTGGACTCCGTATTGGCGGTGAAAACAATGAAGGATTTAAGTTCACTGAAACGAGTAGACAAAACCTCCTTAACAACCTCGCCCTCCTTTTGGAACAAGATAAGATCCGCATTCCGGACGATGAAGGACTCATCACAGAACTGGAGTCGTTTCGATATGAGCTAACGGATAAGGGGAAGATCAAAGTCACTGTCCCAGAAGGTATGCATGATGACCGTGTGATGTCACTTGCACTTTCAGTGTGGGGTGTGCGTGAACCTATACGGCCTGACCCATATGCGGTGGGAAGGATTCTTGATAACCGTGCACAGGCTAATAAGTATCGATGATTATTAACCTCAACAAGTCAAAGTTGTTCACCGATGCTCCTGAACAACGCTTTGCTAAGCAGTACGGCTACCCTTCTGAGTTATGGCGTGAGATATGGAAGCGTCATGCGTTCATGGACTATTCCCTGCATGATCTATGTGACTACTACGAACTCAAGACCAAGCACACCATCAGTGCACAAGCTATTCAGCGTTGGTTATGGCGAACCTACGTATACATGAAAGCGCAAGGTGTAATGAAGATGGGGGTTGAAGTCGTATCGTCTGAGTTCTTTGGTGTATATGAGTGGGATGTGATTAAAGAACTCACGAAGAACTTGCGATCTAGTGTCAAGGGTGAGACTAAAATAGTCATATAATACGGCGTATTCTAGCGGTAAGTGCAGCCACACCAGCATGATTTCCCTTCCCTGTTGAAACTGGGTAGAGTGAACGAAAATATATTCTCCCAAATACGCCAGGAAACCAAGGACTTCTATGAGCAGTCCATCTCTGTTGTTCCTGGTTACAGTTTCAATCAATACGACACCCTTAAACGGGTTCATTTGTATCTCAACTCTAAGTATGAGAACGGGGGCACCCTCCTCAACCGCGAACTAATCTTCTTCAACGTTGTGAATGCGCCGTGTGAAGTGGCGACAAGGATGCTCAACATCGACACGAAGAACATTCGTCTATGGCCCACTAACCCTAAAAGCTATTTCAGTACCTGGTTACTTGAGAAGGAACTCAAACAGTGGCTCAAGACCTCCAAGATGGGCAAGATCCTCAATCAGATTGCGGATGAAGCTCCCAAGTACGGGACAGTGGTACTCGAGAAGACCAAGGATGGTGCAGAAGTGGTAGATCTCCGTCGTCTCATCAACGATCAGACCGTAGATAGCATCAAAGACTCACGGTTTGTCACCACGATCCACTACATGACCCCTACGCAGCTCCGTGAGACGGGCTGGGACAACGTAGAGGAAGCAATCACCAAGTTCGGCTCCCCTGAACTCATGGAAGCCTTTGAAGATGAGGCTGGAAACATGCACCAGATGCAGTCCACGCCGTACATCAAGGTCATTAAGCGATATGGTGAGGTGCCTAAGTATTGGATTGATGGTGGTAAGTCAGAAAAGCTTGTCAAAGCACTCTTCATCGTCGCTGGTGCTGACTACCAACAGTTGAATGAACAGGGCAAACCACAGGGAGAGATGGGTGAAGTTCTCTTTAAGAGCCGCTGGCACAAGCAGTGGCCATTCAAGGACTTCCACTACACCAAAGTAAAAGGACGGTACCTCGGTCTCGGCATCGTTGAGATGTTGTTTGACGTACAGGTACGCATGAATGAACTCAAGAACTCCAAGCGTCTAAGCATGGAACTCACTGATCTCGTACTTCTCCAGACCAAGGACAAGTCCATCATGCGCAATGCACTCACTGACCTCCAGAATGGCGACATCTTGCAATCGGCAAGTGGCATTGAACAGGTTGCGATAGATGACCGCAACTATGCTGGTCACAAAGATGAGGAAGCTAGTTACTCCATGCAAGCTGATCGTCTCTCCTTTGCGTATGAGGCAGTGCGCGGTGAGCCTATGGCAGCATCTACTCCTGCTACCAATGCCCTACTTGCCTCACAATCAGCTACCTCAGTCTACGCATTCAAGCGGGAGAATGAAGCACTATTCCTCCAAGAGTTTTTCAATGACCTCGTGCTTCCCCAGCTCATGCGGGATCTCACACCTGAGCACATCATGCGCTTTGTGGGTAACAGCCAAGAACTCACCAAGCTCGATGAGGCTGCAGCAGAGATACATGCAAATGACTTCATTAAGAGCCAGCTCATGCAGGGTAAGGCATTCACCCCAGAGGATGTTGAGGTAGTGAAAACTCAGGCTGTTGAAGCGTACAAGAAGATGGGCGAACAACGCTTTATCAAGATGAAGAAAGCCTTTTATGAAGATGCTGAGTTTGAGTTCGACTTCATCATCGGTAACGAACAAGCAGATCCTGCAACCATGGCTCAAAACAATCAGTTCCTGCTTGCTAACTACAACCCACAGGCAATGCAAGACCCTAGGTACAAGGCTATCTACTTCAAGATCGCTGAGTCGCTTGGTGTCTCCCCTGCCGAGATGGAATTTGCGGATCAGCAGGCCGCACAAATGCCTTTACCAGTAGAGCAACAGCAAAATGCCCAACCAGCCCAGCCGCAAGCCCCAGGAGGAATACTGCCTCCCCTCGCTCCCGCAGGACAGTAATGACGAAGACAGGTACGGAGATCTCCAATGACCGACACACAAGCACGTTTACATCAAAAGTTTTATAGCGACCCAGATTGGGCGCTGGTGGTGGAGATGTTCACTAAGCACCTCACGCCGCTCATGGACATGACCACGATTGATACGACGCAGTCCGCAGAGACAGTGAAAGCAGAAGTCATCGCACGTTCACTCGCCTTCAACACACTCGCAGACATCGTGAATGAGACCGAGATCACTGAAAACAAGATAACGAAAGTACCGAATCCGTATCGGTAAGTGCTATGGGGGGAGCCGCATCCTACACGCTCCACGCTTGATAGTAAGCACAATCTATCAACGCATGATTGTAAAGCATAACCAATCACCAAATGTCGCAAGACAACCCGGTAGCAGAAGCCACAATTTCTGACGAGGAACTGGAACTCGACCTGACTCCAGACGGAACGGAATCCGAAGACGAACTTAAGCAGAAGCTTGCAAACGCTGAAAAGGCAAAAAAGCAGATTCTCGCTCGTGCTCGTAAGGCTGAAACTGAGCTTAAAGCTCATAAGGACGCACAAATTCCAACGGCAGAACCTGTCCAGCAGTCGTCAGTTACTGATGACACGATATGGAAGATCGCTGAGTACATCCAACAGGGTTACACCCGCCAAGACGCTGAGTTTATTCAGAAGAATGGTGGCGATGAAGCTTTGAAAGACCCTAACTCTCTCGTGTCTCTTGCCCTTAAAACGGTACGAGAGCAGCGAGCAGCAGAACGGGCAGCATCGGAAGTAAACACAACGTCTGGCATGACTGACATTGAACGTAAATACACTACGGAACAGTTGCAGAACATGACCGCCGCTGAGCTGGAGAAGATTCTACCTCGAGCAGACTCTTAATCCCCTCCCTGGCTAACGCTAGGAACTCCAAATTAACATGGCATCAACAACCTTTGCGCAGGGATCGAACCCCGGACTGACATCGCCGATGCAGATCTTCTACGATCGAGTATTCCTCGAGCGTGCGAAAGTCGAGCTTCGTCACGATTTCGGTGCACAGACCCGTAATGTACCGATGAACTCGGGCAAGACGGTGTACTTCACCCGGTTCTCTCCTCTCGCGCTACAGACCACCGCACTCTCAGAAGCAGCTAACCCAACCGCGATCGACATGACCGCGACTACGGTTTCCGCTACTCTCGCAGATTACGGAGGCTACACGACCGTCGGTTCTCTTTACTCGATGACAACCATCGAGGATGGACTTAAGGAGCACGTCTCCGTCCACGGTCAGAACGCAGGTGAGACTATCGACCGTCTCATCCGCACAGAACTCGTTTCTGGTGCTACCAACATCCTTCCTTCAACGACTGTTGGAGGTGCAGCTGGTTCCACCACGGCGGTTTCTACGATCCACACATCGGACACCCTCACGGGTCTCGAAGTTCGTCGTGTAGTTCGTGCCCTTAAAAAGGCAAAGGCTATGAAGTTCGAAAACGGTCTCTACCGCTCCATCATTGGGCCAGACACCGCTATGGATCTCATGGGTAACAGCGAATGGCTTGACGCTCACCGCTACACCACTTCTGACGCTATCGAGCGCGGAGTTGTCGGTAAGCTTCATGGCTGTGAGTTCGTAGAGACCAACGATCAGCACTTTACGCTTTCGGCTGGCTTCTCAACCTCGGCTACCAACGTCGCTAACGTTTACTCCAACTTCTTCTTCGGCCGCGAGGCATACGGAGTTATCAACCTCGGTTCGATCCGTGCACCAAAAGTGTACGTCAAGAACCCAGGTGCAAACTCCACTGACAACCCAATCGACCAGTTCTCAACGGTTGGTTGGAAGATGCCGTTTGCCGCTAAGACGTTGAACGCAACCTGGCTCTACAACCTTAAGACGGGTGCTACTGACGGCTTCAACGCTGCCTAGTGACCCTTAGTTTCTTCCACAGCGACTCTTAGAGTCCTTCACGAGAAACTTAGAGCAAGATTGTTCTCGGCCTTCCTATCCTAATTGGGTTGGCCGAGCAATTAGGAAACAATCATGCAAATATCGCAGTTCACACACGGAGACGTAACTATCGAGCTTACTTTCCATAACGGCTTCTTGGCCTGGTCATTCTCCTATGCTGACCAGCCCTATGGGGCAAAACTTGAGGTGAAGTCAAAGAAGGTTATAGACATTGCCTCTATCGCTGCACAACTAATGATTAACGCTATCGAAACCTATGAAGACCTCAGACTTTCTAAGTGAGCTTAAGGCCATCGACCCACGGCTCGATATCATCGAGAACCCCAACCGTCCTGGTCTCTCCAATATCAAGCTTGATGGAAGGGATATTTGCCCAGTCCCCAGTGACGAGATACGCGAGGACTCAGAAGCCAATTACTTCTATGTCTTCCCTAATGGCATGCATGCTCGTCACAAGTCCCGCGAAGAGGCACTAGAACGAGTCCAGGGTGTGCTTGAAATGATCAAGACAGACGAAGGCAGGGACACATTCTTCGGATAATGCGCGTACTTCTCACCGGCGGTGCAGGGTTCATAGGCTCACACATTCTTGAGCACCTTCTCTCCAATACCGACTGGGAGATTGTGCTCGTGTGTTCATGGAAACATAAGGGCACACCTGAACGTATCCACGAGGTAGTGAACGCGAACATGGCGTGGTGGGATAGAATCACCGTCATTACCCACGATCTCTCAGCTCCCTTTACCCAGAGGACTATGGCAGAGATTGGGCACATTGATTACGTGATCAACGCAGCCTCAGAGAGTCATGTGGATCGTTCTATCGAGGATCCGGTGCCATTCATACAGAACAACGTGAACCTCATGCTAACGATGCTTGAGTTTGCACGACTTGCAAAGCCCATTACTTTCCTCCAAGTCTCAACTGATGAGGTGTATGGTGTGGCTCCTACTGGGGTGAATCACCCTGAGTGGGCACCTACCGTTCCCTCAAACCCCTACTCAGCATCAAAGGCAGCACAAGAAGCTATCTGCATCGCCTACTGGCGCACCTACAACGTTCCGGTGGTGATTACCAACACCATGAACAACTTTGGTGAGATGCAGGATCCTGAGAAGTACATGGCAAAGATCATTAAGTTGGTGGTGAATGGCGAAACGGTGCCTGTACACGGTTCTGAGGGCAACATCGGCTCACGCTACTACCTGCATGCGCGTAATCACGCTGATGCCATCCTCTACATCCTTAAGAACCTCCCTGCTACACCATATACCGATGAGGTAGATCTCATCCCTGACCGCTACAACGTGGTGGGAGATATCGAGCTCAACAATCTGGAAGTAGCGAATGTGATCGCAGAGACCATTGGTAAGCCGCTCAAGTATGAACTGGTGAACTTTCACGCTACACGTCCTGGACATGACAGGCGGTATGCCCTTAATGGGGCCAAGCTCAAGGGTAAGGGATGGATACCTCCTGTGGACTTCATGCAGTCACTCCAGCACTACATTGACTGGACACTCTCTCATACAAAATGGCTCTAAAACTCTTTAAGCCATTCATATCAGACGAAGCACGAGCAAACGTGCAGCGGGTGCTTTTATCAGACCAAATTGCCGAGGGCGAGGAGGTTAAGAACTTTGC